AGCTGATAAAGAGTTGGGGAAGGTTCTTTATAGGGCAGGAAGGTTATATTATCTCTAATAGCACCACCTGGAACATCCACATCTCTGAACTCACCAGGCATAATAGGAGTATCATCACCTTTGATTCTAAGACCTCTGGCTTTTAACCCACCTGGTAAATTAGATAATGTACCTGCATCCACTAACTGTCTTAATAAACTTGTAGCTGATTTTGCTAATCCACCTATCATATGTATTAAACCAAAACCATAAAAACCTAAACCTGGTAAATACTGATAGTGTACAAAGTGTGATCTTCTCTCTTTATTAGGATCATCTTCATAATAGTTTCTTCTAATACTTAAGATATCTCCGCTAGGATAATCAAGTGTTACGACATAAGGTAATTGAATACCTGTAGGCTCACCATCTTTCATATCTTCAAAACCAGGTAAATCTAAATTAACTTGCATCTCTAGCAAAGTATGACGTTGATCATAAGTATCATTATCATTCTCACCAGTTAGCTCATTGTATTTTTCTGAGATATCTGAATAGGAACTAGGACTATCGTGTAGTTCTATATCCCTATAAAAACCACTCACTTGCATCTTTCTTATATCATTAAAAGATTTACGCATAACGTGAGTAGCTCTTTCACAAGTATCTAAATCACTTGCACCATAATTAACTACTACATCCTCTGAGGGTACAAAGATACCACTAGGTCTGCCTAGACTTGGATCATAGTAAACTTTTCTAAAAGCTGAACCTGCTAAAGGTAAAGAGAATAAAAGTTTTTCCGTTTCTGTTCTGTATTCAGACATCTCATGAGTAAGAAGATAATTCATATAGTCTTCTACTCTATCTGCTTGTTTTTCTTTTTCGCTGGTTACTTTGCCAACGATTTTTGTTTTGACTGGTCCTGATGCTGGAAATATCTCTGCTATTGCTTGAGATTGAAATCTTATAACAGCTTCAGATAACATGGGATGAAACACTCCACAGGCTCCATTCCAAGGTTGTGTTCTTTCTTCTATTTTTAATCCTAGTTGATCTAAGCCTTTGGTATAGGTTTCTTCCCAGTCTTTTCTAGAATCCTTATCCATGTTATAGGCTGCAACAAGTTTAGAACCTATCATTTCTAAATCAGTTTCAGAAATAAAATCTACTAAGTTACTATCAAACTCAGGGTCTGGCTGTTCTTCTTGCGGATCAAAATCTATGATCATGCCTCCATCATCAGTTTCGATGGAAACTGAATCTGGATTTTCTATTGTGATATCTAAATCCTCACCTTGAGGTTCTTGTTCTATTGTGCCCTCTATCGGTGTAGCAGGGTTTCTTTCAATTGCCAATTAAGTCTCCTAGTAATAATTTGCAGTTCTATTGTGTTCTATTGGTTCATCTTCTTCATCAGAACTTATAGGAATAAAGCCACCTTGTCTAAATCTTAACAAAGCTTGCGTGCTGCTATCAACTAAATCGTCATGTTCTGCATTAGGAAAAGCAGCAAACTCTTCTATAACTTCTTCTGCCCATCTTGTTTGTGGTGCCCACACAACTCCAGAAGAAAACAAATCAGCAACTGCATTAACCCTTGCTATCTTATCATTACCTCTACTAGGTGTGTACTCTTGCACAGGGATACCCATAGCTCTAAGTTCAAATATCAATGGCATACCTGCTGCTTTACCCTCAACAATAAAAGCATCTGGCTTATAAGATTGATAACATTCCATAGCTCTTTGTTTAAGTTCTGGAAACTCTAGCCTAGCTTTATGTGCATCAAGCAAAATAATCTGAGGTGCTAACTGTCCAGTATCTTCATCTTCTCTATAAAAAACACCCCAAGTAGTACAAGCAGAATAGTCAGCCCTCTGTGATTTCAAGAAAGCTGTATCCCAAGATTGAATAACAAATTCACATTCAGGTGGTTCTTGGTATTCCCAGTCTCGCCACCACTCTCTTTTAACTATAGCTCCCTCTTCTGCTGTAGGGTCTTGCTGATACTGAGCCATCCATTTAGAAGTCGGCAGTTCTGCTCTCAAAGCTTCAAGTTCTTCCAACTTCCAAAACTCTGACCACAAAGGATTACCTGATGGTAACAAAGCAGGGAGCTCTATAACTTCCCACTGATCTGCACCACCTCTTTTAATGCTAGCATCAACTAATTGACCAGTAAGGTCTTTATCATGCCATCTTGTCATCACCACCACGATAGAACCTTTAGGTTGTAAACGCTGTCTTGGACCTGATGTATACCATTCGTAAGTCTTGTTAAAAACATTTATATCGGAACTAGCACCTTCTTGTTCTGAATGTGGGTCATCAATAATAAGAAGATCAGCACCTTTACCTGTAACTGCACCGCCTACACCTATCGCAAAGTATTCTCCACCCTTGTTGGTATTCCAACGACCAGCAGCTTTGCTATCAGCCTGCAAGCTAACATTAGGAAATATCTTCTTAAAGTCTGAACTATTAACTAAGTTTCTAACCTTACGACCAAAGCCTACAGCTAACTCAGCGGTATGTGCAGTTTGAATAATCTTTTTGTCTGGATACCTACCTAAAAACCAGGCAGGTAAAATATAAGAAGCAAACTCTGACTTCGTATGTCTAGGTGGCATATTGATAATCAATCTTTTCAACTCACCATTCGCTACCCTCTCAAAAGCTTCACCCATAATCTCATGATGTTTACCATGAATAAAGGCAGCCCAGATAGCATTAACAAAAGAAAGGAATTTGCTTTCACAGGACTCTCTTAACTTTGCACTCTCTAACTCTTCCAATAAAGACAATAACTCTCTTTTATCTTCAGAACTAAGATTATGTAAATTATTAAGTACCTGTTTCATAAAGTAAGTATATACCAAACACTATGAACTAAATAAAAATATGTACTAAGTTCCTAGAGTAGGTAACCACATAAGTAGTTACCAGGTATAGCTAACTACAGATTATACAATATTGCACCTCTTCACACACAAAGTCAACATCAAATTACAAAATATTATATGGGGGGCTAGGATTCCTAGGGCTTATTCTGAGAAACAGGGGGGTGGGTATCCACAAAATACTGCTAGCAAAAAGCAATACCCTTGTCAAATATGGTATATGAATGTGTAAATTACTATGTATATGTGTCTGTCGTACACACACGCTACAAGGGGGGGTGGGGTTCTTTTTTTTTGTGATCTAAAATAGGGTGGTATCTCTTTATAGGAAAAACACAATATCTTGTGGTGTGTTCATGAGGATCGGAATCATGTCACCACTATATGTTGTGTTTTCAATGTGTAGTCTTCAGAAGCTGTTCTATCTTCTCTTCAATATCTGCTTCTATCTCATTACTGCTTCTACTCTCTTTGGTTTCTATCACATCACTAAAGAGACTGACTGACTTTCCTAACAACTCTAATGCTCTGACCCTAGATGCATCACTATCTGACTCTTGGCTTTCTTTGTAGAGCCTATCTATCACATAGTTTCTTGTCCTGAGACTACTAGCAACCACAGACTGCTCTTTCTTCTCAATAGCCTTTTGTATGCTTAGTGCTATCTTAGGGTTCGCTACAAGCTTACTGGCTTCAACTTCTACCCATTTAGGTATCTTGCCTGTCTTGGTTAATTCCACATCATAGACCTTTGCATAGGCTTCCTTGTAACTACCCAACTTGCCCCTGATGATTTCATCGACAAATGCCTGTTGTTTGATCGTGAGTTTGGTGGCTTCTTTCATACCACAAATATTAACTGGTTAATCCTATATTGGGAATGCTCACAGATTGCTATCAGATATCAGGTTAATAAAGATGTTGCATATGATGATCACTTTGCTAATATACACATATGGAGGAAATATATAGAACAGCAACCAACCAACCTGCTCCCTGTGGAGCTGAAGTTTTGGGTACTTCACTTTATCATTCAGAAGTATCCCTAAGTGGTCTTACTAGAAGTAGTAGCTGATTCGAGGGGTGTGTAAGATACACCGCAGATCAGTCAACGAATCGAAGACCCTTAGTCAAAAAGAATAAATAAAGTGCTAGTGTGGGATGATCGTAAAGAAGCCCCGCAAGATTACAGGAAAAATTGGTGTACCAATGCTACTGCTGTAGCTTAATCTTCTAGCGAAGATGGATACCTGATCATCTAGAATCACGACACCATTCTTAATAACCTGTAGCGACACAACTCCAGTGTCCTATGGAAGTGGCTAACCATAGCTGAATGAGATAGCCAATAAACGAAACACAATGGAGGTGTTAAATGAAAAATATTAAAAAGAATGAATACGGAGATTATGTCGATGCTCAAGGTAATGTTTATTACCGAGAGAGAGTGTTGAGGTATCGAATTATGCATCAACTATTAGATGAAAACGTAGAGGATAGATGGAGACTTTGGATGTCTGCTGAAACTATGGAAACTGCTAAATCTATGATGGAAGCAGAACTGGCACAATTTCGTAAGATTCAAAACGACTTGGGTCTTAAAAGAGATTTGCCAAAGATGAAAATCGTAGACAACGGAGCAGAGGAGGTTCGTTATTCATTAGCCTACTGAGGAGCAACACTGAGAGGTGGCGAAACTATCCAGTCTTTGACTGGGTAGTCTAGGCGATAGGACAGGTGTTCTATCAATTAATAGTTTTAAATACAATGGAGGAAACTATGAATTTAAAACCAACTAAAGCTAGACAGGTAATGTTATCTGTCTTGCAAGGGAACAATGTTCCTTTCTTACTAGGCGGAACTGGTGTCGGTAAATCGGCAGTGGTGAAGCAACTAGCGAGTGATCTTGCGGGAGACTGCAAGGTAACTTTAGATGAGATAAATCCTAGAAAAGATGAATACGGATTCATTGATTTTAGATTGTCTCTGTACGAGTCTGTTGATCTTGGCGGACTGCCATTCATAGATGACAAGAATACACAGCAGAGAGCCTTTTTGGGTAATCTGCCAGTGGGTGGTAATGGGCTACTATTCTTTGATGAATATGCTCAAGCCCACCCCTCAGTACAGGCTATTGTAGGTCAGCTGATCTACGAGAGAAGACTGGGTGAGTATGTCTTGCCTACTGGATGGAAGATTGTCTGTGCGGGTAACAGAGCCAGTGACAGGGCGGGTAGCAACAAGCTTCCCTCTCACGTTATTGGTAGATGTTCCATGATCAACTTTGAGCATGACTTTGATGACTGGTCAGAGTGGGCTATGAAGAATGATGTGCATTCTTATGTTATGGGTTTCTTAAACTTTCAACCTAATTGTTTGAATGTCTTTGACCCTAAGATAACAGAGCCACAACCTAGCCCAAGATCATGGACAAGGTTAAGCGATACCCTGAAGACTAATCCATCCAAGGATATGTATCAGCAGATTGCTCAGTGTGATGTGGGCGAGACTACATCTATTGAGTTTGCTAACTTTGTTTCTCTGATTGAAGACGTGCCTAACTTGACAGGAATACTGCAAGGCAAGGATGTCGAGGTGATCAGTGATCATGGTATGTGTTATGCAACTTGCATAGCCTTGCTCGATAGGATAGCTAGTGCATCTGAAAAAGAAGTCTATGGTTTCTTTGAAAATGCTTTGGCTTACGTTAAGCAATTCTCAACTCCTGAATTTGCTATCTTCTTTGTAAGACAAGCAGTTTCTAAGAGATCAGAATTGAAAGAGACTTCGGTCTTTGCAGAATTTAAAGTCGATAACCAAGACTTAGAATATTAACTGGTAAATGATTATGACTAAAGATAAGAAGAATATTTTAGCTGAGAAAGCTGTTCTTGTTCGTTTCACAACGAAGCATTGGAGTGGCATAAAATCAGATAAGCAACTTAGAAATAAATTGTCTGTGGATACTAATGCTTCCACAGACTTACTGAATGTGCAGAAACATTTGATTGATAATGATCATGCAAAATACTTCAGAAGAATAATCAATAAAGTCAGAAATGATTTTTACTACCCAATGACTTTGCCTTGGGATGACAACTCTACAGACGTTGATGACAAGGTAGTTAGTGGGTGGAGATTATGTCCTAACACACAGTTAGACAAGCTTTCTGAAGCTATGGATACTGCCAAGCGAGACTTCTTCAAAGAGGTTCGAGCCTTTGTTGAAACCTACGATCAAAAGGTAGAGGATGCTGAAGCCTTGCTCGGTAGTGCCTATGACATTAGCGATTATCCTGATGTGTCGGAGGTAGAAGCTAAATTCAAATTTGATTTTGAAGTTAATCTAATTTCATCCTTTGGCAACAACGATTTACGTTTAAATGTTTCTGAAAAGATGCGACAGAAAATTGAGAACGATGTGGAGAATCGTATTAAAAACAATGTCGCTTCACAGACTAAAGTTATTGTTGAAGCTCTTGTTGAGCAAGTCAGTCACTTAGCTGACAAGCTCAAAAGCTACGACCCTAAAGATGTTAAAAAGGGTGGCTTCTTCAAGGACTCTAGTGTTGATAAGCTTAGACAGGCTATCCAAGTATTACCATCATTCAACAATGATGTGTTCGGCAGTGATGCAGATATCGCTAAAGCACACAGTAATTTAGTGTCGGTAATGTCCAAGATAGACTCAGTAGATTCATTAAGAGATCAGTCACCAAGCGGTCAGAGTAAAAGAGATCAAATATCAAATGATCTGCAAAAAGCTATTGACCCATTGAAAGATGATTTCTTGAGTAAGCTAGGAGGTAAGAATGGATAAGCTTATTAAATGTAGAGCAAGGCTCATGAGGGGTAATGTAGGTATAGCAAGTATGCTATTACCTCTGCCCTTTGTGGAGTCTGAGTGCGAGACTATGGCTACTGATGGCAAAAGTATTTTCTATAATCCTAAGTTTGTTGACGATCATACAGACGAGGAGATAGAGGGGGTACTTATCCACGAAGCTTGTCATGTTATTTGGGAGCATCCATTGCGAAAAGGTAGCAG